CGGGCAGCATTCTTTCATTTCAAGTTCTGTTTCTTTTTCGGTAGGTATGTCCACACCCCAATCAGATAGGTTTGCGGCATCCCAATTATTCGCCAATTCATCCCAATCCCATTCCCCGAACCCCACATTGTCAGCAATCAAAAACCTTGCCCGTTGTTCTTCTGTCCAATCGTCTGCCAATATTACGGGTACTTCTGCCGCCCCGATGTCATTCAGGGCTTTTAAGCGCATATTGCCGCCAAGCACCATAAGTTTGCCGTCATCACGGGTAACGCAAACCAGCGGGCGTTTTTCAAGCATTTCCGGGAACTCAATTATGCTGCGCTTTAATTTGGCGAACTTTTCATCACGGATAACACGGGGGTTGTTTTCGTTGTAGCGAACCTCTGTAATTTTAACCCAGTTCATAAATTCTAACATTGCGATTGATGTGAACGCCCGGCTGAAATCCAAACCGCGCCATCAGGTGGTCAAGTCCGATGTGTGAAAAAATGGTGCAATGCCCGACACTTGGTTCTAGCTGTCATTGGGCGTTAGCCAATCGGTAAAGGAGGTTTCAATCATTACCTTGCCATTGGGCGCAAGGCAGTCGTGTATCTGCTTTAATTCCGGGAAGGGGTCGGTAAGGTGTTCAACAACTTCGGTCAGGGTAACACAATCATATCCCGTGCCAAGTTCAAGGCGGTTAAACTTGGGATTAAACTTGTCATGCCCGATAATTTCAATGCCTTTTGCTTTGAAGTAATCCACCATTAACCCGTTGCCGCAGCCATAATCTAAAACAGCCGGGTTTTGTTTGCCCGTTATTTGCTTTATTCTTTGCAGCCGCGTGTCATTAAGTTCGTTTGAATTGCGGGGTTCTTCGTTGCCACCGCCCACAAGGTCATCCTGCTTTATGTAGGCGCAAAACCAGTTATTCAATTCGTCTTTGTAATATTGAACGCCACCCTTTACAAAGTGCTTCGTTCCCGGCTCACGGGTAATCGGACTTTTTTTGTTAGCCATATTTCTGTTTCATTATTTGGATTAAGTTCATAACCGTAAATGCCCCGTAGCCATTTGCCCCGGTCGGGATGACATTATTTGCGTACGGGCATACTTCAACTATTCGTGGTATTTTCATTACTTCTGCGATTGCGTATGCCATTGACTGATTTCCGATGAACAACTCACAATTAGAAATGTACCCAGCCAGTTGGAGAAAATCTTTTACTTCGCTGTAAGTGATGCCCGGCAGTTTTGCGCTTATTATTTTAAATTCCTGGGGCAAGCCTACAAAGGTAATTTTATCCTGATAGGGGGCAAGGACTGAATAATCAAATGTTGGGTTGTGGTATCGGGATGTCCGATTTAAAATAATCGGCCGTTCGGCTTTAAAGTTGTGTGTCCAGCGGAACTCAATGGGCTGCGATAAGTCGCAGGTAAGTTTTGGGTAAATGTGAAAGTACCATTGGCTGATGTGTCCGGTGTAATTGTGGAACTTCCTGAATAGGTCGAAATCATAATCAATCCGTTCGGGTGTTTCGGTGATCTGAACCGACTTGATGAAGCCAGTCGCAAACAGCAAAGGCCGGAGCATATCGCACATCCCGGTCGTGAGTTGCACTCCGTTGTTTGGGTGTTGTAGGCTTGCTTGTAAAGGAACATTTGGCACAAGTACCAATTCTATGTCCTTACCGATTGCTCGCATGGCCGGAAGTGAATAAATCAAATCCCCGGCGTTGCCGCTATGTTTTACTCTCTGCATATTGTTTTTATAAAATCTTGTAAGCAAGTGGAACAGGGCGGCAACTTACGCCCATTGCGGCGTTCGTATTCGTCGCGTAACCGGTTGTATAATTCCTGCGGCAAATTCAATGTGCCAGTCCGGTGAAGTTGTTGCAGGTGCGGTTTAAGTTCGTTTTTTAATTCCAAGATATGACACTATTAAAAGGTTCAACCAACAAAGCCCGGTTAGCAGCAGCCAAATGCTAATGACATTTTCCGGCCAAGTGGTCACATTTTGTCCATGAAAATAGGCGAAGCACAAATAAGAGCAAACCACAGCCGCGCAAAGCCACCAACCTAATTTCATAATTTTTTATCTATTTGAGCCGCTACAATGGAAGCAAACGCCGCCGCCGGGATAGCCCAAGCGTCGCCCGTTGCCACGAAGTAAGTAAGTGATGTCCACCACGACAAACAAAAGGCACACTCAAACGGCTTCACTGATTTGCGGAAGTATGAATTTTTGCGAGTGATAAATGATATTAACGGCGGGAAAAAGTACCGCGATGCCAACACACACAGGCAGGCCAGCAAGATTGATTTAAGGATTGTTTCTGTCATATTGTCTTCTTATTTCGTCTTTCATTGAGTTAATTATCGTTTGTATTTCCCGGAAGTTAATACCACTATCCCGACTGATTTGTTTCATTGACCTGTTTTTAGTGTACATTTCCCAAAGTATTCGAACATACCAGTCTGCCCGGTTGTGTTCCTTTGCCACACGCCCATAAAACTGCTCATCGTGTTTGAGTGCGAGCAGTTGCCGTTGGTATTCGTCTTCGGTGTATTCGTCGCTGATGTCGTCCAAGTGTTCAGGCAGGCTGTCGGAAGGCTTGCGGAACTCTCTGTAAAACTTTTGTTTTCCGTTGCCGTGATACAAGCGAACCAATATCCTGATACACCACCACGAAAGATACCCGTCGGCGTAAATTCGTTCAACTTCCTCATCCGGTTTGGAGCAAACAACGATAAAAAACTCTTGCAAAAGGTCGTCAGCAAGTGAGCCGCCGATATTTTTAACCGCTTGTTTAAGCCAGTCAGCCGTAGCCAGTTGCAAAACAATGTCATCGCGCTTCACTTAATTTGAGTTGGTGGCAAATATGCAGCCTGAATTTGTGCTGCTTTTTATCCCCGTATTCGATGTGACACTCCCGGCATAACGCCATAAGATTGTCAATCGTGTCCGCTTTTTTACTGCCACCCATTCCACGGGGTTCAATGTGGTGAATGTCAACTGCCTTTGCACCACAAACTTCGCAGCCTATAAAGTCGGTCACATCGTAACCGAAATGCTTTAAGTAGATTTTTGTGTGCTTTTGCACAGCACAAAGGTATAAAAAAAAATATTTTTTTTGCAAATTTATTTTGCAGTTTAGTTTTTTATACTATATTTGCAGCATGGTAAACATGATTGAAAAACGCGGGGCAGAAGCGTACAACCTATTCTGCAAAGGATTTCACGACGGCGACAACCCGTTCAGGCAGCACACAGGCGAATTTCAGGATTGGGAACAAGGCTGGACTAACGCTATGCGAATTGACCAACAGCGTCACGAACAAGCAATGTATGAGGAAAGGGAGGTGCAAAATGGTTGAGGAAAAAACAATTTACCACGACGACCAAGGCATTGACGCTGCCATTGAGTTAGGTATCGTTTCGGACTTTGTTGAAGTAACCGTGAACCACGGCGAAAAGGAAACAGTTGTGCGCTTTGATATGTACACTGCTTCGGCATTTGCCAAAGAAATTTTGCGCAAATGTGATGAAATTGAAAAAAATCAAGAATAAAGTTGTATATTTGCATATCGGAACATCAGGACTGGAACCCCTGCCGAAATTACCAAGCAATGAGAAAAAATAATTCAACAACCCCTACGCAAGTAAAAGGCGGCTATCTTGGAGCCGGTTCCAACTTTGAAAGCGTGGGGGTTTTTGTTTTTAAAACACTACACAATGGCAAAGGATAAAAAGTCCTTCCTGCTCTACACAGACCAACAGAGCATTTTTAAGTTACTGCCTGATGAATTGGCAGGTAAACTTATTAAACACATTTTCGCGTATGTCAATGACGAAAAGCCGGCAACACCTGATTTGTATTTACAACTGGCATTTGAGCCAATCAAACAGCAATTAAAAAGGGATTTGAAGTTGTACGAAGATGTATGCAAAAAGCGAAGCGATAGCGGAAAATTAGGTGGCAGACCTAAAAAGCAAACAGAAGCAAAAAAAGCAAATGGTTTTTTTGAAAAGCAAACGAAAGCAAAAAAAGCTGATAATGATATTGATAATGATAAT